TAGGCGGGTTATCCCCTTATCTCCGCGTGACCGAGGAACAAAAGAGGGATGCGGCGATGGCGTACAGCTTCTCATAGACGTTGGTTGAATCTTTTACAAAGATTCAACCAAATAGGGCACTTTGAGCAGGAAAGAACGAAATTAAGCGGTTTATTTTCGCGCATAATGTAACGCGCGTGCGCTAGGGAATTTGGTCAATTAAACTGATTGATAGACGGGCGAGGGAGTTGTAAAATTAGATCATGGAAAACATCAAAAGTTTTGTTATAGGAATCGGACGAGTTCTGGATATTTACGGAACAATGAAGACTCCTTCGTATTTTAAGTATTTCCAATTCCATGATCTTCCATCCATGAGTGATCCCGACCTCGATGCCATTGCAAAGGATTGGAAGATCGTTGGTAACGACATTTGGGGCGCTTATCAGAAAGTAGCTTCGAGCGACAATCCTTCCATTGGTTAAATTCGATACCTCCACAAAAGCAAGCCATTCCCAACAGCTAATTGCTTCTCAAACTTTTTTCCAGGGGCCGCTTCCATCTCCTGAGATATTGGAAAAATACAATAAGCTCCATCCCGGAGCGGTGGAACGAATTTTTGTTATGGCTGAAACGCAGACAAAGCATAGGCAAGAAATAGAAATTAAAACATTGGATCGTGATTTTATTCTTCAAACGCGCGGTCAGATTTTTGGGTTTGTCACTTGCCTGGTAACCTTGCTTGGTGGAATTACTCTACTGGCTCTCAGTAAAAGCATCGTTGGAATGGCCACTTTGGTATCTTCATTAGGCATCTTGATCGGTTCAAATATCTACACGCGTCAAACACAAAACCGCTCGTTATCAAAACCGTAGGTCATCGCTTTAGGTGGGTGCTCCCCTCCCACCCATCGAGTTTCTCAGAATAAAGGTTGACGAACCCGCACAAGAGGCATAGAAGATAGTTGATTGCTGGGCGCAATCAAGTCAACCGTGTTGGGCGCAGGGTTGCGGGAGCCGTGAATGCGCTCAAACTATCGCCCACTTAATTCCTCTTTCAACCTCAACGATGCTGGGTCGTTGGGGTTTTTTAATGCCTGCATTCCCGTTAATTACGGGGATAATTACGGCAATTGAATGGCTAAATTCCAAAAAGGGAACAAAGTCGCTGCCGGAGTCCACCAGCCAGGCGCAGGCCGCCCCACCGACTGGTTCCGCGAACAATCCCAAATCGCACTTAAAGACTCGCAAGGGCTGGAATTTATGCGAGATGTCGCAGCCGGCAAAGAGTTTCCGCAGCTCGCGACCTCAGAAGGCGAAGTCATCGATCTCCCTCCACCGCTTAAAGACCGGCGCGCTGCTGTTGAATGGTTAGCGGACCGTGCGTACGGAAGAGCCCTGGAATCCATGAAGTTAGACGCCACCGTCTACCAGCCGGAACCGATTGTATTTGTGCCCGCCCTTTCCAGAAAGAAACATGCGCCGGATCGAGGCGAGTAATGTCTTTATTCGCAATCTCCAATCGACCGCCAAGATTCTGGTCAATAAAGGCGGAGCCCGTTCCACCAAGAGCTGGTCGATTGCTCAGCTGCTCATTCAGCGGTTCTGGAACGAAAAAGGAAAAAAGATTCTCGTCACTCGAAAGACGGGTCCGGCGCTTCATCTCACGGCTTACAAGCTCGTCGTGGACCTTCTCAAAGATTACGAGTTCTACGGATTATGCCAGCACGACAAAACCTACAACACCATCATCAACCCGTTCAACGGAAGCATGTTCGCTTTCCTCTCCATCGACGACCCGGAGAAAATCAAATCGACGGAATGGAATTACATCTGGCTGGAAGAGGCCACCGAGTTCACGTGGGACGATTTTATTATCTGCCAGACTCGGCTCTCTGGTCCGACGGTTCCCAAGGAACCGAACCAGATCATCCTCAGCTTTAACCCAACCGACGAACACGCTTGGATCGAGCAGCGGCTCGTTTTATCTCCAGCGTTTCAAGGCAAGCTTGAGGTCATCCACTCCACCTACAACGATAACCCTTTCCTCAGCTCTGAATACATCGAGGTTCTGGAAAGCCTCAAAGATCAGGACCCAAGCGCTTACCAGATCTTTACGCTGGGCGAGTACGGGATTCTTACGGATGTTATTTATGCGCCTTTTACCTTGCTCAACGAATTCCCAGGAAAGTTCGACGAAACTTTTTACGGACTCGATTTTGGATTCAATAATCCGTCAGCGCTTCTTGAGATCAACGTCAAAGATAAACTTAATCACTACCTCGTTCAGAAAATCTATCAAACGCACCTCACCAATCAGCAGCTCATCGATACGTTGCAACTGGTTATTCCCAAAGAGAAACGAGCCTGTCCGATATATGCCGATTGCGCCGAGCCTGCTCGTATTGAAGAAATACGGCGCGCCGGTTTCAACATCCATCCTTCCGACAAAGAGGTCAAGGTGGGGATCGATTTCTGTAAACGGCTCAAATTCTTCACTCTGGCTTCAAATGTTGAACTCAACAAAGAACGAACGTCCTACAAATGGCGGCAGGACAAGAACGGTAACGTTCTCGATGAGCCAGTTAAGTTTAACGATCATTTACTCGATAGCCTACGCTACGGTGTCTACACCCACCACAAAAACCATATGAACATGCCTGGACTTTATGTTGGCGGCGATAGAGAGGACGACTGATGCGAATTCTTACCGACACCGCCGCCCTTCTGTTTTTTGGAGTGTTGCTTTTTATCCGAATGATTGAAGATTTTGTGAAATTGGGTCGCTCTTTGTTTACGGGGATTGAGTGATGGGCCTGTCTAATTTCATCAGCCGGTTTTTACCAACAGAGCGGAAAGATTATTCCGGCGATACGCCGATCGATTCTATCCTCGCGTCTCGCATGAACGTCGGCGACTCGCCGCGCCTCGCCCAGAACAACATGGGCACCTACCTTGGAAAATACGCGGACCAGTCGTGGATTTATTCCTGCATCAAGATTATCCAGTCGAAAGGCGCGGGTGTTCCGATGCGGATTTACCGGAAAATCAAAGACGACTTCGCGGAAGTGCGCGATCATCCCGTGAAACTTTTGATCGACGCTGCCAACCCGTTCATGAACGGATACGACCTGATGGAAAGCACGCACGGGTTTATTGAGCTTGTCGGGAACGCCTACTGGCTCTTGGACGCGTTCGTCAAAGGAAAACCGACCGAAATTTACCCGCTTAATCCCAGACAAATCAAGATCCTGGCCGACAAAAAAAAGAACATCACCGGCTACGCCTACGAGATAACGCCCGGCGTAGTCGATCAAGTCTTTCAACCGGAAGAAATCGTTCACTTCAAAACCTGGAACCCGCTTGACGAATTCTATGGACTCGCACCCATCTGCGCCGCTCGCGACTCATCCGACATGCTCATGTTCTCCGACCAATACAACAAAGCGTTCTTTAAGAACGGAGCTGAGCCGGGCGGATTCCTCACAAGCGATCAAACCATTGACGAGGATTCAAAAAGCCGGATCGCAAAAATTTGGGGCAAGTTACACCAAGGCCAACGCAAGGCGCACCGGGTCGCTATACTCGACGGCGGGCTAAAGTTCACATCGTCATCTTCCAACAACCGGGACATGGAGTTTGTGGAGCTTAAACGGATGACGCGCGAAGACGTGTTGACCGTGTTCAATATGCCGCCGATCATGGTCGGCATTTTCGACCAGGCGAACTACGCGAACGCGGTCGAGCAACGCAAGATCTTCTGGAACGATTGCATGATCCCCAGGCTTATGAAGATCGAGAGCGTTCTAAACGAGCGGCTGGTCAAAGCCTACGATCCGACATTGGTACTCAAATACGATTACTCCGACATTCAAGATCTGGCCGACGATCAAAATTCGCGGTCTCGGTCGGACAGTTTTAACGTCACATCCGGTATTTTGACGGTCAACGAGATCCGAAAACTCCGCAATTTGCCTGCCGTACCATGGGGCAATACATGGTACGCGCCGATGGGACTTAGCCCCGTATCAATCGGGGAAGGCAACCCGCCGGACGATGTTATAGACCCGAACGCGCCAGCTACGGAACCAGCGAAACCGGCGACACCTCCGCCAACTCCTCCAAAACCAGGAAAATCCAAAGATTTGGTTGAACAACCTTTGGTTGAACAACCGGCGATTGAACAGCCTTCGGCTGAACATCCGATAGACGTTCAGCGCGTCCGTCGTGACGCCGTATGGATCAAATACAAAGGGCTTACGGATCGGCTCGAAAACAAATGGCGTCCAGCCATGCGACAACTGTTCACGGAACAAGAGCGCGAAGTCATCCGCAACCTTCACAACTCCACTTGGCAGCGCATGGTGAGTCAAAACAAACTCGAAAAAATGGCGCACGTTAAACAGGCTATCGACTTGATCCTATTCGACCGCGTTCGTGCGCACGCCTATTTCAGGAAAGTAGCGCACGGCTTGATTACATCAACCGTTGAAGCCTCGGCGCAAGACCAGATTAACGAATACGGACTAGGGATAGACTTCACACTCTCACATACCGCTACCAGTTGGGTTAATTCAAAAGCGTTCCAGTTCTCGGACTATGTAAAC